AGAATAGAATGATTAAGAGTTGGCTTCCTAGAGATGCGGAAGGACAAATTTTTGAAGATCAAACATTGGATAATATTAATTTTAGTAAAGGCGAATGGATGATTATTGCAAGAACAAATCAAATGTTGAATCCAATTAAAGCTCATTTAACATCATTAAACTTAAGATTTGATAGTAGATCAAATACAGTTTTATCTAATGAATTATTAGAAGCTTATCAAGTGTGGCATAGATTAAATCAAGGGGCAACGGTAGGATCTGAAGAAGCAAGGTCTGTTTATAAAGTTTTAAATTGGAACATGGGCCATGTTGAATATGGATTTTCTAGTGGTAAGTCATTAGATGCAGTAGATCTTGTTGATTTAGATGACCTGATGCTAAATCATGGGCTCAAAGTGACAGGCAGCTGGGAGCAATTAAATTTTAAAGAAGATACAAAATTATATATTAAATCATTATTAAATAGTGGTGATGATTTATTTAAACCTGCAAGAATTAAAGTATCCACAATACATGGCGTAAAAGGTGAAGAGTGCGAAAATGTAGTCTTATATACAGGGATGGAAAAGATTATACATGACGCAGCATTAAGAAATCCTGATCCAGAACACAGATTGTTTTTTGTGGGTGTAACAAGAGCAAAAGAAAATCTTTATATCATGCAACCAGATATAGATGATTATTATAACTATATACCAGGAGATCCAATACTATGAGTAACAAAGCGTTTTTTAGACAAGTAGGAGGTTCACATTATAAAAAATATAAAATACAGCCCTCTAGATTCATCAATGATAATAAGATACTGTTTGCTGAAGGTAATGCAATTAAATATATTTGCAGACATCAAGACAAAGATGGTAAGCAAGATTTAGAGAAAGCGATTCATTACATACAAATGATTATAGAAAGAGACTATAATCAATGAGAGGAAGAAAGATTGCAGTGTTTGATTTAGGATTAATAACAGTAATATGTATTTATTTTTTTTTAATAATGGTATTAGCATAAATGTTTGAAGCTCAGAAAGAATGGATTTGTCCAGAAAATTATCCTGATTTAAAAGGATACAAATATATTGCTATAGATTTAGAAACTAAAGATCCAGATCTAAAGTCAAGAGGATCTGGTGCAATTATTGGTAATGGTAATATTGTTGGTATTGCTGTAGCTGTTGAAGGATGGTCAGCATATTATCCAATTGCTCATGAAGGTGGTGGTAATTTAGATAAAGATAAAGTTTTAAATTGGATTAAACAAGTTTGTGCAAATGATAATGTAAAAATATTTCACAATGCAATGTATGACGTGTGCTGGCTTCGAGCGGCGGGAGTTCAAATCAATGGACACATTGTAGATACAATGGTGATGTCATCATTAATTGATGAAAATAGATTATCATATACATTAAATAGTATTTCATTTGAATATCTTGGAGAAGTTAAAGATGAAAAAGCCTTAACAGAAGCAGCTCAATCTTGGGGAATAGATCCTAAATCTGAAATGTATAAACTTCCTGCTATGTATGTAGGTAATTACGCAGAAAAAGATGCAAAATTAACATTAGAATTATTTAAAGTTTTATCCCGTGAAATGCAAAAACAAAATTTACAAAATATATTTGATATAGAAACACAGTTATTTCCATGTTTGACTGATATGAAATTTAAAGGAGTCCGAGTTGATGTAGAGAAAGCAAGACTCCTGAAACAAAAGTTAACATCACAAGAGCAAGAAATATTATTAAAAATAAAACAAGAAACAGGGATAGAACCCCAGATTTGGGCAGCAAGATCCATTGCAACAGTTTTTGATAAGCTTGGCTTACATTATGAAAGAACCGAAAAATCATCTGCACCATCTTTCACTAAAAATTTTTTACAAGAACACAAACACCCTATAGTTCAAATGATTGCAAAAGCAAGAGAAATAAATAAAGCTCATACAACTTTTATAGATACAATTTTAAAGTTTACACATAAAGGAAGAATACATGCTGACATCAATCCAATTAGATCAGATCAAGGTGGAACTGTTACTGGTAGATTCTCTTATGCTAATCCTAATCTCCAGCAGATCCCGGCGAGAAACAAGGAACTAGGGCCTATGATAAGATCCTTATTCTTACCAGAAGTAGATCATAAGTGGGGATGTTTTGACTATTCACAACAAGAACCAAGACTTGTTGTACATTATGCGGCAACAACTGAACCAATTTGTTTTGATGAATCAGTTACAAAAATAGTAGAAGAATTTAAAAATGATTCTGTTGACTTTCATAAAACAGTTGCAATCATGGCAGGTATATCAAGAGATCAAGCTAAAACAATTAATCTTGGATTATTTTATGGAATGGGTAAAGCAAAATTACAAGCTGAACTTGGATTAAATACAAAAGAAGAAACAGAAGTATTGTTTAATCAATATCATAATAACGTTCCATTCGTAAAAGAATTAATGAATAAGACATCTCAATTTGCACAAACATCAGGATCAATTGGAACATTACTTGGTCGTCGTTGTAGATTTAATAAATGGGAACCAGCAACATTTGGTATGCATACACCCATGACATTTGAAGAAGCTGAAAGAACTTATGGACGTGGAAGAATTAGAAGAGCTATGACTTACAAGGCTTTAAACAAGTTGATACAAGGATCAGCAGCTGATATGACTAAGAAAGCAATGTTAGATTTGTATAGAGAAGGAATTATTCCACATATACAAATTCATGATGAATTAGATATTTCTGTTATAGATGACAATCAAGCAAAGAAGATTGTAGAAATAATGGAAGGCGCCGTTACTTTGGCAATTCCCAACAAAGTAGATTACGAAAGCGGTGAAACGTGGGGAGATATTTATGGTTGATTATGTCTTATTTAAATGCAAACATACCACCCATATACTGTAAAATACGAAGGGAGTATTTATATGACTTACGAGAACATAAAGGCGAAGTTGAAGATTGTGTGGTCTTTGCTATTGCAAGCATTCCAGGGCGTGCAATCTTATTTCATGCTTTACTTACGAATGGTGCAATATATTGGAGGCTTCCTATCAGTGCTTTTCTTCAAGGAAGAAACAGCGGTACTGTGCATCAAGGAGAAATGGAATCTCCAGATCTCGAAGATCTTGAGCTATGGAATTCATTTAGTTATTATCCTGCTATTACTACTTTTGATTTTTTAATCGGACAACGCTGTAAATATTTAAGTAAAGATAAAAAATTTATACATGGTGAATATTTATTTACAATTGATTGGGCACATCCAGAACCTAATATCTTGGATACTGAACATTCCGAAATTCCTGATCAACATAAGTGCGCACATATTTTGGCCCTTGATAACGGTAATTATGCAGCTCAGCCTAATAATCGTATTTTGTGGAACATTAGTAGTTTTACTACTTCTAAACATTGGCCAGATTATAAAGTTACAACTACTGAATGGAATGTTGAAAATAAAAACTGGCAATTAGAAGACACTGATGATATGTTTTATCAAGTGGAGGACAAAAAATGAGTAGTGAATTTAAAGTAAGTGACCAAACAAGTGTTGCTTTACCTATTAAAAATATAGTTGCAATTATATCTGCTATTGTTGTAGCGGTATGGACTTATTTTGGTATTGTTGAAAGGCTTAATAGACTTGAAACTAATGAAAAATTAATGGCACAAGACCTTTTAAAGAAGGCAGAACAAACTCCAAAGAATCAAGAGATGTATATGTTAATTGAGTATCAGGCTAAATCAATAGACAAACACTCTAAACAATTAGAAGAAAACGTTCATACAAAAGTATTGATAGCTCAATTAGAAAAGAAAGTAGATAAATTAGAAAAAGAATTGGATTCAGTCAGAGGTAAGTAATGATTGAAGCTGTGTTTGCATTATTGATGTATATGAATAATAAATTAGAAGGCTATTCACCTAAAGCTAATCTTGCAGAATGTTTAGAACAAAAAAGAAAAGTTGAAAGAGACCCAGGAAGTAATGTAAACTGGAGTTGCAAAGAAGTAAAAGCCATAGTAGAAGTAGATAAGCATGGCGTTAAAAGAATCAAAGAAGTTAAGCAAGATTAATTGTATTAACAATCTGAC